CCGGCTCTATCGAAGCCCATGCTTCCTCCGGGTTCGGAAGGAACGCCCATTCGTCAACCACAACGAGCGATGCTGACTCGCCACGCGCAGGATCGGATGCCGAAGGCATCGAAGTAACCTGACTTCCATTGCTAAAAACCATCCTCTGCTGATGATCGACCATCGACTTCGGGCCACGTTCCAACATCCAATCCGGCAAATACTTGTGCCCATACTTCGTCTTGCGTAACAGCAGCACCGCCTCCCGCTCTGTACGCGACAAATCAATAATGTTCTGATCGTCCTTGAAGAACGCCAACCAAAACTGGTGGGCGGCAATCAAAGTCGTCCACCCAATCTGACGAGCCTTCAAAGTCAACGAATAACGGCAATCCGCCCAACGCCGCAAAGCCTCAGACTGCGCCACCCTAAGGTCAAACAGGATACGGCCGTGCGCAGGATGCGCTATATGCCAATACTTGCGCAAAAAATAGGACTCATCCCGAACACACTTACGCCACTCGGCCTCCTGCCGAAGTTCACTCAGACGACTCATCTAATCGAACAACGACTGTAACGTCCGGCCCAATCCCCAAACCAGAAACGCTACAGACGCCGACAGGGCGACGACCGTCCCGCACACCAGCCAATGCCTCACTGACATGACTCGCAGATTTCCGGGTCTTCCAAACCGCACTCCAAAGGTTCCTCATCGGAAAACGGATCCACCGCCGGACGCTCCCCAAGCGCCTCCTCACGCACATAATACGGAACCCACTTTCCCTCGTACAAGACATGCCCCGGCATTACTTACGCTTCTTAGCATGAGTGACCTTCTTACCAGACCGCTTCGCAGCGGCCTTGGCAGCGGCCCTGCCCTTAGGGGTATACGAATAATGCTTCTTCCCAACCTTAGGCACTCTCCACCATCCTCAAATGTCGCACCTCGGCCTCCAAAGCAGAGGCCAACTCTTCATCACTAAAGGCCGCAACGTCCCGCTCATCGTCAACAACCACCTTGCGCCGTGGCGTGAACTTCTCAATGTACTGAAGATACAACGAAGCAGCCTTCACATCGCCATCGCTCGCGCGCTGCCAGAGCGCATCTATCACGCTCTGAACCCGTTCCGGGTTGATGTTCAGTTCCGCTGCGCGACGATCCCATTCCTTGATGAACCGGTGGTCGCGTTTGATTCGCCGTAGCGAATCTTCGTGTATGTCGTTCTCGGCTGCCCACTCCCGTTGCGTTCGCGGGTCGCGCTCTGGGCCTTTCAGAAGCCAGTCAAGAAAGCCCTGCCACTTGCGCGGCATGACTTGCTCTCCTGCTTCCTCGTCCCATTGCCAGCCTCGCCCGCCTCCGTTTTGCGGCATGTATGCGCCTCCTTAGTCTGCTCACCCAAAGACTCTACTGTCCCATTCGGGCATCTCTTGGTATCTGCGGTGAAGATTCTCGCTATCGCTAGAAAGCATGAGAAATGTTGCCTGAAAGCCGGGACAATCAGCACATAAGAACAGGGGGGGTACTAAGTACCGTCCCCGACGGCCCCCAGCCGACGGGGACGATACTAAGTACCACTAGGTACCGTACGACGCATACAGCGGCGGAGGGTATATCTAGAAGCGCACCGGGAATCCTTATCTATACATAGATGTAGATGGCATGGCACCCCCCCTCAGGGGGGTGGGGGGTGGGGGTCCGACGGTCCAACGCACGCGCGCACAGGATTTCGTTCCGAAATCCCAGCCCACCAGCAGATTTGCCTCGCGCGCGCACGAGTTCCCTGCGCATTATGCGCGATCCGAACCGGGCAGGCACCCGAGGACCGCAACCCTTCGTCACCCCTACGGGGTGGTGGATGGCCGGGTTGGTGGGGTCACCCATTTGGGGGGGGAGTCTTACGACCCCCCCAAATGGGTGGGGGGGCAGATTTGCTGGGAGGCAAAGTTGAACATCACCACCGAAGCCCTGACCGCCATCGTGACCGCAGCGGTCGTCGAAGCCGTGAAGGCGCTGGACACCCCCGCAGAGCCGAAGGCTCCGAAGAAGGCCACGAAGAAGGTCTCCAAGGCGGACACCCGGACCCGTGCGGAGCGTAAGGCCGCCAACCAGACGCTCATGCGGAGCATCAACGGCAAGTTGGCCGCTGCCACGAAGGCGACGGACGAAGCCAAGGCGCGGGCGTTTCTGCGGCAGGCCACGGCGATGACGCCGGCAACGTGGGCCGCTGTCCACGCCCAGATCGTGCGGAAGCACGAGGCGCTGGGTCTGGCCGCCTAGCACAAGCGTAGGCGAAACGCCTCCGCCCACATGGGGCGGGGGCGTCCGTAGGGGTTGATCTCCCTGCGCTGATGAGCCAGATTGACGCATACGTGGAGGTGTGTGTATGAGTGAGTTTGATCTGTCGTGTTGTGGTTACTGCGGTGATGTGATTGATTACTGTCAGGGTCACGGGGAGGACGAGCGCGCTGAGTATGGTTTCGATTACGATTCCGATGAGTATGAGCGGAGGCGTGATCAGGCTGAAGCGCGGATGCGTGAGGTGTCTCGTGCGCTGGCTGGTGCTGTGCGGGTGATCGATGTGACCCCGTAGGTCGCCAAGTCTCCTGCCCACTCTCTCTGAACGAAGTGAAGAGAGAGTGGGCTGGAGGCCAGTCCAAATCTTCGATTCGACAAGGCACGGGAGGTGCTGGAATGGGAAACATCTACGACGAGATTGCTCGTCTGCGTGAGTTCATCGTCTGGGATGACGACGACGCCTACATACCCGATGGGGCGTTGGGATTGTTGAAGGCAGAGTGTGGTTGTCCGAACGTGTCTGCTGGCCGGGTGCGTGAGGATTGGCGGTACGAACTGCCGATGCGGGAGCGTCTGCGTCTGTATGGGGTTGACTACAACGAGTCGCCTCTGCCGCAGATGCGGTCCTTCCGTGCCATGGTGGCGCAGGAGGTGCCGACCTATGGGATGACCCGTTCGGAGTACGAGGCGTGGTGGCAGCAGTCAGAGTTGGACGAGCGTGAGGCTGTGCCTGCGTTCAGGAGCGAAGCGTTGGAGGTGGCGGTATGAGTAATCACCCTGAGTGCCCGCATTGTCATGGGCAATCGCCCTCTACGGACGGCAGGACCGAGTGTGGTTGGTGCGGTCCCGATCATGTGCCTCCGGTGGTGCCGGACCGGGAGGTCTAGGCGCAGAGTTCCTCCTGCCCCCACTTTCTGAACGAAGTGAAGAAAGTGGGGGCTGGAGCCAGCCGATTTTCGACGACGATTGAACCGGGAGGTTCGCTATGACCCGTAAGGATTACATCAAGTTTGCTGCGTTGTTGGCCTCGTACAAGGCTGACCCGCACAGCGATAACGTCACGCCTGTAGAGGTGGCTGAGTTCCTGACGCTGCGCATCGCTGATGTGTTCGCAGAGGATAACGAGCGGTTCGACAGGGCGCGGTTCGTGGAGGCTGCGGGCCTGAAGGTCGAGGCCGTGCGGTGAGGGGCTTCACGGACGTAGAGCAGGTGTTGTTTACCCGTGTATCGGATTGTCCGAACAACGGGTCTGGTCCGTGTGCGTTGGCTCACTCATGCGTTGAGTACGAGCGTGACGACGACGGGGTGGTGCGCGTGAAGGGCACCGTCTGAGATGCTGAGTCTCCTGTCCATACTCTCTGAACGAAGTGAAGAGAGTATGGACTGGAGGACAGTCCGAAGTTCTGGTCCGACTAACGCACTAGGAGGTGCTGCTATGAACCAGATTGACATTGATGCGATCGTGAAGGCGATCGTGAGTGCTGCCGACTTGGGCCTTGAGGCCACGGTCGTAGCGGATGAGGTTCCCGTTGTGGAGCCGTCGCCCGAGGCTCAGGCCAAGGCGAAGGTGGGCGAGCGTGCCAAGCGCAAGGCTGCCAATCAGAAGTTGAACCGGCAGATCAACGCACAGTTGGCGAACGCTACGAAGGCGTTCAAGGCCGGGGATGCTGAGAAGTGCGTGGCTGCGCTGAAGAAGGCGCAGGCCATGACGCCCGAGAAGTGGGTGTCGGTCCACGCTCAGATCCAGCGCAAGGCCGAGTCTCTGCTGGAGACTGCCTGAGCGTAGGTCAGGGGCACCTCACGGTCCTGTAGTCATCCAAGCGTGAGGGCGGAGTTGCCGGTCCCGCAGTAGTGGCCTTGAGCCACAACCGGCACGGGGGTGAAATGGTTTCGCCTCATGTGAAAGCCCCATGTGGGAGCGCATGAGTACCGGGGTTCGATTCCCCGCACCTCCACGAATGAGAGAGGTTGTACGCATACCGTGGTAGTTGCAGCGGATGCTTAGTCCAGCCGAGCGTGAAGTATCTTCGTGAAGAAGCGCCGAAACTACCGGGTATATCCGGTTAGATGGCAGCCTCTCCCATTCACCACAAGTAGACGCATACAGGGAGGTATGTGATGGCTGAATGTGTAAGTGGCATCTACCAGACAACGATTGTGTTGGATGCCGATGAATCGGGGGCGTTGCTTGAAGCGTTGCGTTTTTGCGCGGTGGATGGTGACCTTCCGCTGGAGTTGACCGAACTGTTTGATGCGCTGGGAGGTATGTGATGAATGAACTCAGTGATGCAACATACGTCATAGTGGGCGAGGTTGACCCGTTTGACGAGGAACAACTGTATTGGTCTAATGCGATTGGCTGGGTTTCATTACCCGATGCAGATGTGTTCAGCGATGATGAACGTCAGCGATTGCACCTGCCATTAGGCGGGAAATGGGCCATGAAACCAGAAAGCGTGTGAGATCCTCTCTCTTTCTGAACTGAACGAAGTGAAGTTCAGAAAGAGAGAGTGGAAACGGCAAGGAAGGTAAGTAGACGCATACATGGGAGGTGCGCTAATGGTTGAGCGAGTGGTGTCTGCCACATGCAAGGAGTGTGGCACGGTGGAGTCGGTGACGGTCGATGCGCATAAGCACGATCGTTACCTTGGGCGTGAGGGTTATGTCCAGAGTTTGTTTCCTGCGCTGTCTGCGCAGGAACGTGAGGTTCTGATTCAGGCCGATTTGCCTTGGACTAAGAAGTCGTGGGCGTGGTTCTTGTGTGGCTCGTGTTGGGATCTGATCCCCGAGGATGAGGAGGAATAGCCGTGGGCAAGTATGAGGATTGGGACTTTCTGGCTGCGTTTCTGGCTGCTGACGGGGAGTCCGTGAATGACCTGTTGGACGACGCCGAAGAGGCGTACTTAGGTAACTACAACACAGGGTTGGAGGAATGACATGATGATGAACGACAAGACCGTCCCAACTTGCACGGTGTGCGGTGGGTCCGGTGGGGGTTACGAGTTCCCGTTGTGGCCTAAGTGTCCGGACAAGAAGTTCGGCACGATCTGCGCCGAGTGCGACTACGAGCGGTCCATCAACCTTTACGACGGCTTCTACGCATGAATGAACTAACGCACGAAGGACTGCTGTTCTATGCGCTGTTGGGGTTCGGGTTTCTGAGCGTGTACAGCGTGATCGAATGGTTCTTGGAGCGACGAGACATCAAGCGAGGTAGACGTAATGAGCATCTATGAGAAGCACTTACGGTCGAAGTATCCCGCTGAAGCGCAGCCTCCGCATGTGGAGGGGGCTGTTTACACGGTGCTGATGATTGAGCACGACGACCCGGACAATGATCCGAGGGCGTGGGATTGGGGGCTGATCGACTTCGGAGCCGTCACTGATCGCCCGGTGCTGGTCAGGACCGTTGGGCATTGGAACATCGGGGCGAGTCCGTGGCATCAGCCCGAAGCGATGATGGTTCATCGCCCAAAGTACGCAGGTAGGCGAGAAACCCGTGGTCGGTTGGACCGCTAATGCGTATCAGATCCTCTCTCTTTCTGAACTGAACGAAGTGAAGTTCAGAAAGAGAGAGAGGCTGCCAAATCGAAACTAAGCACATGGGAGGTGCGTAATGGCAACACTAATCAGAGATTCCCTGTACATAGGCGAAGTTCCTTGGAATGAGTCCTGTGCGCAGGTCGGTACGGACATGTATCTGGTGAACGCCCGTAAGGAGTGTCAGCGATTCGTTGACCAGATTCGCAGGCACTATGGCGATGAGCCGGTGGGTGCACGCTTGTACATCAAGTCGAACCCGCATGACTTCGGCAGTTACCTGTCGGTGGAGTGCGAGTTCGTATGGGATCCGACGGACATGGGGGACGACTTGACGCCTTCGTATGACTATGCCCTTGCGATTGAGTGTGACCACTT